GTACACCAACCTGTACAACGCGCTCGGCGGGTCGCTCTCTCCGTACGGGGTGAACGTGGCCGGCGGCACCTTCAACCTGCCGAACCTGACCTCGCAGTTCATCCAGGGCGTCCCCTTCGGTACCACCAACGCCGGTGCTACCGGTGGCCAGGCCACCTCACCCACGCACGGACACACGCTGGCCAACCACTCTCACCTCTTCGACCACACCCACAACGCGATCACCGCGCCTGCATGGACCGGCAGCACCGGCGGCACCCTGTCCGCAACGGCTGACGGCAACCACAACCACGCCCTGGACCTGACCAACTCCGCAGGCACCACCAGCACGGTGTCCCGTGGGTCGGGTACCTCGACGGCTGGCACCACGCCGATCGCGGCGGCTCCGACCCACACCCACCCGGTCTCTGGGCGTACCGCCTCTCCGAACGGTGGTGCGGGCACCGATGGGCCGAGCAACAACTCCACCGGCGCTTCGGGTAGTGGTACAACGCCGGATGAGAACCGGCCACCGTTCGTGTCGCTGCACTACATCATCAAGGCGTGACGAGGATGAGACGATCTGACTAGGAGGCAGACATGGCAGGCAACACCGTAGCTACCACCCCGCTGCAGGGCTGGCCGATCCCGGTCAACGGCGACGACCCGGACATCCCCGGGGACATGGCCGCGCTGGCCAAGGCCATCGAGAAGAAGGTGGTGGGGACCTACACCACCACCGCGGACCGGGACGCCAAGATCACCGCGCCGACCGAGGGGCAGTTCGCCTACGTGCTGGGCAACGACACCCTCTACTGCTACACCGGCGCACCCCTGGCCTGGGCCGTCTTCCCGCCGATAGCGCCCGACATCAGCTCCGGTACCTCGGTGCCGCCGAACTCCTCGGGCAGAAACGGCGACGTGTTCTTCAAGATCTAGGGGATCTAGGTGGCGATCTACCAGCACAACGGGACCAGCTACGTCGCTGCCTCGCGCCCGTACGTGAAGCGGAACGGGGTCTGGGTCGCCTGCGAGCAGGCCTGGGTGAAGAGCGGCGGAGTCTGGAAGCAGGCCTACAACGTCAGCATCGTGCCTCCCGATCCACCCGAGCTCAGCCTCGAGATCGTCGAGGACTTCAACACGGTCAACGGTGTGAAGAAGCTGCAGACCCGCTGGATCAAGGTCGGGGTCAGGCTGCCGGGGCTGCAGAACGACGACTCCCTGAAGCTGATCCGGGTGCTGACCACCTACGCCGGGAAGCCGCCCACGGGCCCGCGCGGGAACACCTACAGCTCGACACCGGACAAGACCTTCCCGAACGAGCCCTGGAGCGACTGGCGGTACAACCAGTACGGCGGGCACGGCGACAGCTCGGCGTTCCAGTACAAGCAGTGGACGGTCAACGCCGAGGCCGGCACCACCATCCCAGGGGACAAGGACTACTACTTCACCGCCTGGTCGACCGAGGACGAGCAGCTCTGGAGCGCCGGCACGGCATCCCAGATCCACGTCCCGAAGGACTCGGTGTACGCCCCCAACATCATCACCAAGGAGGCCCGGATCCAGCCGAACAGCGGCGGCAGCTGGCGCGGCGATGGATACCACGGTGGCGACCTGATCCAGCAGAAGTCCCCGCGCTCGGTGGGGCACTGGTTCTACGGCAATCAGTTCAACGACAACTTCACGGCCAAGCCGGCGGACATCACCATCAAGCTGGCCCAGATCTTCATCCAGCGAGACGCCACCGACAGCGGTGCTGCCGCCGCCAACCTCTATCCGTTCTGGACCACCTACGGGGCGGTGAGCGGACTGCCGAACGCCGGGACCTCGCTGGTCAAGCACGACATCCATGCGTTCGGCACTACCCTGGCCAAGGGCCAGGGGAAGTGGTTCAACATCCCGGCCTCGTTCTGGGACGACCTCAAGGCAGGCACCATCAAGGGGATCGGTCTGGACTGGAAGAGTCCGATCAAGGCCGACGCCAACCCCGACGACTACTCCCGCATCATGTCCATCGCGGACAACGTGCGTGTTGGTGAGATCCACCTGGTGTGGGAGGAGAAGACGTAGTGACTGGCCCAACTAGTGAGGATGAAGACATGGCGAAGAAAGAAGAGACCACGAACCCGAACGCGGAGTCAGAGGACAACACCCAGGTGGCCGACGCCGGCGTGCCCGGACAGATCCTGTACCCGGACCGCTCGGTCGACGCCGAGCGTGCCGCTGGGTTCGCGGGCGGCAAGTACGACACCCTCGAGCCCGAGGAAGATGAGGACGAGGATGACGAGTGAGTCACCGCTCGGGGACTCGACGGAGGCCGAGGAGACGGAAGCAGAGGACATTCCCGAGCTCTCTACGGAACCTGACAACGAGCCGGTCGACGCTCCCGAGCCTGAGGTCGAAGATCTGGACCAGGATCCCGAGGGCACAGAGATCCCCGAGCAGAACAAGCACGAGGAGTAGCGATGGTCTACCGCGCGGCACGGGTAGCTAGGAACGCGGAGAACGACCGGTCGAACGTGCCCGGGATGTGCCTGGTCCAGGTCCGTACCTGGGCCGGCATCAACGCTCGCTACGGCACCGCGGCGATCGCCTGGTTCAACACCAACCAGCGGTTCCCCAAGGACCGGAATCCACCGCGCGGAGCTCCGGTGTTCTGGACCGGTGGCTCACACGGGTTCGGGCACATCGCGCTCAGCCTCGGGAACGGGAAGATCCGCTCCACCGACATCGGTGGAGCCGGGAACGTGGCCACGGTCGACCTGGGCTACATCGAGCGCAACTGGCATGAGACCTACGCCGGCTGGGCCTGGGACCTGAACGAGGTCACCATCCCCCACCTCTGGTGGGACCAGCACCACAAGAAGTGAGGCGTCATGGACATCGTGAAGAACGAACCGGTCCTGATCCAGGGACTCATCCAGGCGATCCTGGGGCTGCTGCTGGCCTTCGGCATCGACCTGACCGACGCCCAGACCGGCTCGATCATGGCGATCACCGCCGTCATCCTGGCGATCCTCGCTCGGATGTTCGTGACTCCCAACAACAAGCTGCCGGACGCTCCCGTTGAACCACCTGTGGTGTAGTGGATAGTATCGGGTCATGCAACCCACTACGGTCACCGTCACAGGCAGTCTTCAGCACCGGGGCGGGCTCCCGGTCCAGGGCCTGATCCGGTTCACTCCCAGCAGGCTCTGGGTGGTGTGCGACGGCACCACCTGGGCCTGTCTGGCTCCCGAGGTTCGCCTCTCCGAGACCGGCAGCTTCGCGGTGGAGGTGACCCCCACCGATGTCGATCCGATCTGGTGGCGGTACATGGTGGAGACGCCTGCCGGCTGGTGGGAGGTCTCGATCCCCCACAATGAGGTGGGACACACGCTGAAGGGGCTGGTCGGTGAGCATCATCCTGGGTCGCGCACCACGTAGCGACGACGAGCTCTACGAGACAGTCCGCTCTCTCTGGGGTATCACGATCCCCCGACACAAGACCTGCTCCGACCACGACGCCCCGTTCGATGCCTTCGCCACCGCCTACTTCAACCGAGAGCCGCAGATCCTCATCCACGGCTCTCGTGGTCTGTCCGGGAAGAGCCGGCTGCTCTCCATCCTGGGACTGACCAAGGCAGCCATCACCGGCTCCGACGTGAACATCGTGGGCGGCTCCCTGAACCAGTCGATCAACATCCACAACACGATCCGCGACGCCTGGGAGCACGGCAATGCTCCGAGCTACCTGGTGAAGGAGGAGTCGGCCACCAGGATCAAGCTGACCAACAAGGCGAACATCATGCCGCTGACGGCCAGCCAGAAGACGGTCCGTGGCCCGCACCCGCCGACCCTGCTGCTGGACGAGATCGACGAGATGGACCAGGCCATCTTCGACGCGGCCAAGGGCCAGCCGATGCCGCAGAAGAACTGGCGGGGAGAGATCATCCGCCCGATGACGGCGATGTCCTCGACCTGGCAGTACCCGGACAAGACCTTCGCGCACGAGTACGCGCGGTTCCAGGAGGAGGGTCTGCCGATCTACACCTGGTGCTACAAGGACACCTCGAACCCGATCGACGGCTGGCTCGAGGACGAGACCATCGCCCAGAAGCGCCGGGAGATCCCCGCCGAGATGTGGCGGGTGGAGTACGACCTGGGTGAGCCCAGCATCGGATCCCGTGCCATCGACTCCGCCAGCGTGGAGAAGATGTTCTCCCTGCCCGAGACCTCCCTCAAGCAGAGCGTGTCCAAGGAGCGCCAGGTCTACCGGTTCGAGAACCCGAAGCAGGACGCGGAGTACGTGATCGGGGCGGACTGGGCCAAGGAGCAGGACTGGACGGTGATCACGGTGGCCGACGTGACCCGGTTCCCGTGCACGGTCGTGCACTGGTCACGGATGCGCCGGCTGCCCTACCCGGTGATGATCGGGGAGTTCAACAAGCTGATGAAGGAGTACAACGCCGAGGGCATCCACGACGCCACCGGGCTGGGTGCGGTGGTCGCGGACTACATCGACCGGCGCGCGCGAGGCTTCCTGATGACCGGGGCCCAGCGCGACAACATGCTGAGCGAGTACGTGAGCTCGATCGAGAACGACCGCTGGAAGGCTCCACGGGTGCCGGTTTTCTACAAGAACCACCTGTACGCGAGCGTGGACATGCTCTACGCGCGCGGGAAGGAGTTCCACCTCCCGGACGAGATCTGCTCGATGGCGCTCTGCTACCGGCTGGTCTCCAAGCGCGCGATCCCGGCGCACCCGATCGTGATCCCCGGAGACCACGGTCCGACCTTCATCGAGGAGGAGATGAAGTTCAACAAGGACGCGGCCCGGAAGCCCGGGAACTGGGTGGTCGGCTCGGTGCAGAACAAGTCTGAGGATGTCTCGGAGGACCTGAACCTGATGGTGTGAGTAGCCGGTGAAGGGAGACTGGAGACATGAGGAGCGCCTTCGGAGTCGAGCACGGCTACATCTCGAAGTCGCTGGTCAACGGCAAGTGGGTCAAGGCTGCCGAGCTGGGGGCGAAGGGTCGCCGGTCGATGGGTGGCTACAAGCAGGCCAAGGGTGTGACCGAGGCGCACAAGACCTTCCTGGAGGGCGCGAAAGAACGACGTGGCTTCACCAACCCGAAGAGCCCGATGGCGCAGTGGCGGAACACCCCGGTCCACCCAGGTCAGGCTGCGCTCCACGGTGACCGGGCGGTGACCGTCCGGCTCGGCGGCGCGAAGGGCGGTCAGTCCCATATCTTCGGACACGCCAGCGACAAGGAGTCCCAGAAGAGGCTGATGGGACACGAGGCTTCGCACGCGAACGTGAAGCGGTCCGAGTACCGGCTGCACGGACAGATCTTCGGGGACCACAAGAAGCTGATGCGGGAGGAGGCTCGAGCCGACATGGACAGCGACTTCGGGCACTACCGGAAGATCCAGGCCGGGCAGAAGGTGTCGGTCTACGGGCTGTCGGCGAAGACCGGCGACATGAGCCATGTGAAGCGGTCCTACCCGCACCTGTCCGACAAGCAGGCCAGGGAGGGTGTGGAAGGCTACAAGAAGGTCCAGGACAAGATCGCTCGATCTCGGGGTGAGAAGCTTCCCCCGGAGGGCACCAGCACCGGGACGAAGATCGCAGCCGGCGTGCTCGGTACCAGTGCAGTAGGCGCGGGCGGCGCGCTCTGGCACTCCAGGAAGAAGAACAATGGCTGACGTGCGTCTCCCACAGGGAGACATCTCCACCTGGGACGAGGACAACGCGGGGGATGAGGTCACCCCCAAGGTCGGCCCCATGGAGGAGCTCGGTGTCACCGGAGTCAAGCGGGTCTCCGGCTACATCGACGAGGAGTTCCTGCCGGCACTGCGCGGACGCAAGGCGGTCCGGGTCTACCGGGAGATGGCTGCCAACGACTCCATGGTCGGAGCCCTGCTGTTCAGCATCGACAAGCTGCTCCGCGAGGTGGAGTGGAAGGTGCTCCCTCCGGAGCAGACCGATGAGGGCACCCAGGCCCAGGAGTTCCTGGAGAGCTGCATGGAGGACATGTCCCACAGCTGGGACGACTTCATCGGCGAGGTGCTGAGCATGATCGTCTACGGATGGTCGTGGCACGAGATCGTCTACAAGCGCCGGCTCGGCCCCTGGCAGAAGGACCCCAAGAAGCGGTCCAAGCACAACGACGGTCTGATCGGCTGGCGGAAGATGCCGATCCGCGCGCAGGAGACGCTGCTGCGCTGGT